TGCGGTCTTGAAAAACAAGGTCCATTTGCCAAACCAGACCAGCCACGACAAGCTGGTCCTAGATGGTGCAACCAAGGGTTGGGTTCAGGGTGGATATTTCCGGGTCGAGATCGCCGCTGCGAACATGCTGGTAATCAGTGGGCAACTTGCGGGTATCGGAACTTCTGCAAATCCGTTTGTGTAGGGAGGTGATCTGTGGTTTCTTCGACAACGTCAGCACTGTCTGAGTTTCCGAATTTAACGTTCGGAGGTAGCGGTCAGAAGTTTGCGTTCACGTCTCTTAGTGACGACGGCATATTGGTCGCTGCGGTCACAGGAGCCAAGATTCGCGTCTTGGCAATGTTTTCATCCTGCAACGACACCAACGAAGTCGTTAGCATTCACCTAGAGGACGGGACGACCCAGATCGGGCCGAAGTTTCTGGCGGGTGCGCTGATCGTCACGACAAAGATTGTCGATGTTAGCGGGACGGGTTTGGATGCTACTGCAAATGCCGACCAGCACGTTGCCCACCTGCCCCCGTGCCTCCTGCCGTTCAATCCTGCTGGTTGGTGCGAGACTACGGCAGGTGTCGCCCTCAACGCTGAGTTCAGTGCGGCCATCACCACCGGCACCGTCGAGTTCATGCTGGTTTATGAAGAGGTTCCGGGTTAATGGGAGTCGTTGATGGCACCTCCGAATCGCCGCTCAATCCGCCTTCCATTTCCGATGGCGGGAATCTTTGAAGGATCTGGCTACGAGGATCAGTCGAACCTGACCACGGTTGATTGTCAGAACGTCCGGGTTATACCGGCTGACACCACCGAGGACACTACGAATCCGAGTACCAGAAGCGGTCGCGCGCGCGGTGGGCAGCGGCCCGGACTCACGAAGTATCTGGCCGATGAGGAAGTGTTCCCGTTAGCCGGTCCCCCGCTGTTTCAGGATATCAACAGCATCATCTGGTCGGAAATCACGCCGACCAACGGGGATGGCGACTCGGTAACATCTACGAACAGCGGCGGCTCGTTTCTGCTGATCGACAAGGATGGCGAGTTGACCGCCACGATGGGCATCGCGGGTGAGAAGTTCAACAATGCCGTCTGGGGCCGGGACGGGTTCTGCTACGTCGCCACCATCGGTGACCGTGGAAGTGGAGATCCCCGCTACTACGTGGTCCTGCGTAAGATCAACCGCAAGGGAACGGTCAAGTGGGACTGGATTGATGGCGGCAACCTGCCGCTGATCGACGTGGAAGCCTCCGACATGGTCGTTCGGGGCATGGACGTTTACGGGCAGACCCTCTACCTCTGGCTGACGAGCATCAAGGACGTTGGTTCGGAGGCGTTGTATCGAGTAGACACCACCAATGGTGTGCTGGTGGAGGATCGGACGGCAGGGACGGCGGCTAACTACTGGAAGCTCTCAGAGACGGCAGGTGGCGCGTTCAACCACTTCTACGAGAGCGGTGGTGAGACCAACCAGTACCTGAACGGGCTGACCATCTGCCGTGGCAAGATTGCCATGCTCTGCTTCAACGACAGTGGTGCGGCAGACGCTGCGAGCAACAAGACGGCTGGTATCGCCTTTGATGCAACCAAAACCACGATCAGCACGGCCCTACACGCGATCACCACTCTGGACGAATCGTCCAACATCACGGTTGCCGGTGGCCCTGCTGCCACGACGGACATAACGGTCGAGTTCAGAGGTGCGCTTGGCTCTCAGTCAGTCGTGAAGCTGGTGGCTGAAACAGATGCTTCCGATCCGCTGGTCGGGGTGGACGAGAAGCAGCGGATCACGATCACCGGCACACCGACAGGTGGCGACTTCACCCTGTCGTTTACCAGTGGCGCGACGACGCAGACCACTGGCGCGATTGCATTTGACGCAGCCCACGGTGCTGTCCAAAGTGCCTTGCAGGCTTTGAGCCTGATTGATGCGGTCACGACAAGCGGTGGTGCTTTCCCCGGAGCCTACGTGGATGTCGAGTTCACCGGCAGCGGCGTTGACGAAACCGACCAGACCCTGATGACGGTTGCCTCCAGCCTCACCGGGGGGACAACACCGGCAATAGCCATCACCACGGTGACTGCCGGATACGCACCAACGGTGACGGTCGTCCGAAACATTTACGGGTGGAAGTTTGCCAACGAGATTCAGAAGGTCACCGTTCAGGCGTCCGCTGGCAAGTTCAAGCTCGCGTGGGACGGGGCCACCTGCGTGCAGCTACTCGATATCGATCACGGAAACCAGATGCGCTGCGAGGAGGTGCAGGAGTACGGCCCACGTTCGTCCGGTGACAAGAACCTCACTAACAACGCGATCAAGATCATCAACGACGAGTTGGGGAACCTGTACACGCTGACGAGGTTCAACGACGGAACCCTGCGGCATGTGATCTCGAAGTTCGACACGTCCATGACAAGGCAGTGGCAGGTCAGTAACACAGGAACCCATAGGAGCATCGCCTACGACTTCAAGAATTCCAGAATCGGAGTTGTCGGCGGTGGCGTGTTAGGGACTTTAGACAACTTTGGAACGATGGCAGTGGCGGACGGAGCTACGGTCTCGACGAGCGACTTGCAGAGCGTCAGCATCATCAATGACATATCAGCCGATATTGATGGGGGATTTCGCCTGTACCAAAACGGGACCACCAATACGGTATTCAAGGTGAACAACGCCTTGGCTAACTCGTGGATTGTCGATCATGGTGGAGGTAACAGGTATTCGTCAGCCAATGCCGCCGTTTACATGCTGAACCCGGAGAACACGACCTCCAAGCGTCAAGCGAGAGCCGTGGCGGTTGCCGGGGGCGTGGTCTATGGATTTGACGATCAGGCGTGGATCAGTGTGACTGGGGGTGGGACATACGACGCCCCTGCCTTCGACTTGGGTGAGGATATCTATTCAACGCAGCATGCCGGTTTGCTGTTCTACGCAGATGGCGTCAATTCCAAGTATTACGATGGTGATGCCAACGAGTTGAAGACGTGGAATACTACGACCGGCACGCTGCCCATCGACTCCAAGAGTCGTCGCCCCACGCTGATTGAGAACTGGCGTAGCCGGATCGTCATGTCTGGGACTGCGGGAGATCCGCAGGAGTGGTACATGAGCAAGCTGGGAGATCCGTTCGACTGGAACTACAGTCCATTCACCACCAGCGAAATTCAGGCAACCGCAGGGGCCAACGCGCCCGCAGGCAAGGCACCGGACGCCATCAGGACCATCATTCCTGTCAGCGACGACATACTGATCTTCGGCTGCGACCACACCATCTGGCAAATGACGGGCGATCCGATGATGGGCGGTCGCCTCGACCTAGTGGCTGACGGGGTTGGAACACCGCATGGAAGACCGTGGTGCCAAGACGGATCGCGAAATTTCTTCCTGATGAGCAATAACGGAACCGTGTGGCAGGGGATGGCTGGTCAAGGAATATCGAAGATCTCGGACGGCAAGGTCGAGGAGCGGTTGCAGGGCGTGAACTTGGACACGAGTCAGATCCAGATGCTCTGGAACTCGCAGCAGCACGGCGTTCATCTGTTCATTACTCCACGGGACGCCACCGTCAAGGGAGAGCATATGTTCTTTGACCCTCGTGCCAATGCGTGGTGGATCGACGTGTTTGATGCCGTGGATGCCAGTGGCAACTACTACATGAACCCAAGAGCGGTACACACCTACGATGGTGATGACCCCAATGATCGTGCGATTCTCATGGGTGGATATGACGGCCACCTGAGAAAATGGGATCTGACAGCCGGTGACGACGACGGCACGGCGATCAGCAGCCATGTCTACCTTGGTCCTCTCAAGGGTGGTACTCAGAGGGGAATCCGTCTCAAGGAGATGCGTGCGACGCTTGGGCTGACATCCGCTTCACTGAAATACACCGTGTTTGCAGGGGATTCTGCTGAGTCAGCCTACAACAGTACGGCTGCCGCCAGCGGCACGTTCTCAAGCACTCTGGCAGGGAAACCAGCGGTTTCTCACAAGGGGGCTATGGGACAGGCTATTTACATCAAGCTGTCGAATACGACGGTGGCGGAAAAGTGGACGCTGGAAAAGCTGGAGTGTACCTACCATAGCACCGGCAAGAAATTCGCTCGAATCAGTTAGGGACGACATGACAAGCACAATCACGTCAGCCACGCTGACGGTAAAAATCACCGAGACGGTATCGCTCAACGGCAGAGAACAGGGTGGTGACAACACCCTGACGATTGCCAATGTCAACGAGATCTTCAAGAGGATCGTAACGGTGCCTACGAGCGGCGAGATTGGCATCTACACAACAACCGATGCCACCGCCGGGGGGTCACAGTTCAAGGATGGGCGTGTCGTCTACGTCCGTCTGACCAACAAGGATGACACGAACTACATGCTCGTCGTTGTCAAGAATTCGGGTAACGACGAGTTTGTGATCAAGCTCCGAGCGGGAGAATCTTGGATGTCGCATATTCA